TGGCGTTTTTATCGACGTTATCTTCCGACATAGTCTTAGTCCTCTTCTACAGTTGTTTCCTCTTTGTTTAGAATGTTGTCACGCACACTGACCTGTTGATTGAGTGTACCGACAAGATTGTTTACAGCTTGATAAAAATAATAAGCTTCAGTTCGCTTCTCTTCTTCATCAGCTTTACTTTGTAAAAATTGGCTTATAGCACCATCGACAAGCATCGGTAACATTGCCTTAAAATGATCTTCATTAAGAAGTTTTTCAGCGGCGTTACCAATTTCAATAAGCTTTTCATCTGGCACTTGGTTTTGTGTTTCTTCCATTTCACTCTCCTTAGAGTTGTTTTATTTAACCAGTCGGACTGGCGATTGCGGTTATTTCATCTGCACGTCTTGCTAGTTCAAGCTCTGACGTGTCGACAAATTTCTTATGTTTCAATTGTTCTTCTTTAAGGTCTAAGTTATCGCTTGCGATAGCCGCTTGATTCTCAGCTTTATCCATATCAAGGCTAAACTTAGCTTGTTGCATTTGTGCATCTAACTGTAATCTTTGCTCTGCAATAGCTGTTTGACGTTCTTGAATCTCTAACTGCTTTTGCGCCATTTGCATTTGCATTTGTTCTGCCGGATTTGGTGGGCTAGGCGGTATGTTTTGTGGATCAGTCAGATACGCAGATACTTCTTTAATACCAGACAAATCTAATATCTTAGAGGCCAGGGCATACTGATTTTGCGGCGTGTACATTTTTGATAAATTAGGATCATTACTAAATTGTTGGTGCATCGCTAAATACTTAGCCGCCTCTCGCTCTTGTTCTCCATATCCTAGGTTTAGCTCAATAACGACATCACGCTTCTCACGCCATGACTGCGGATTGATTGGCACGTAATTACCAGCCAGCTCCACAATCTTTTCTTGCGTTTCGTTTTCTGCCACGAGCTGATAAACCATTTGATATAAGGGCTTAACAAATTGACTCGCAAAGTTTCTTGCAATCACCTTTTGTCTCTGCTGTGACATAGTTGCCAGTTGTTCTACTAGCGCGGCTGAATTTTGTTTTGAGACAGCGTCTTTATTTAATCCTTGGGATAGGGCAGAGACACCTGTGTTGTTCTCTCTATCTTCATCTAACAAATTAATTGTTTGGAATATAAATGGGTTAAGCGGTGCTTGCGGCATTGGTGAAATAGCATCTGGACGACTTACGTTGACGATGCCACCAACACGATTATCAAGTAACTCTCGTGCATTCGTAAGGCCGCCTTTTTGCACCATATAGCGTGGATTATTTGTTAACACGGCGTGATCTAAAATAGACCTAGTCAATACGGTTCTAGCGTTTTGTGTAGGTATCACACGTTCAGCGTAATTGACACCATAGAATGCGTGAGGAACCGGAAGCGGAACAAATGCCAAGAATGGTAGTCGAGAGACCTTTTCCTTTTCTAGTAGGACGTTGCCTGCCTTTATTACCCGACAAAGTTCAGCAACTCCCGACCCCTCGACATCTAATTCAATATAGGCTTCTGTTACTAAAACTGATCTAATCTGATCTTGATAATTAGTATCTTTTGATCCTTTGTAATTACCAGTTGCCTCAAACCTTGTGGTTATTTCAGTGTCAGTAGATATATCAACATCATTATGCTCACCTATTTGACTAATTAATTCCTCGTCATAACCTTCGTTCCGTAAGTCTGTAATTGTTTTACTAGTTCTGTGCGCGACAAAGTTAACGTCTTCTAATGACTTTGCTTGCGCTTCTATAAGAAACTCTTCGGGTGCCACATTCTCAATACAAACCTTAGACGTATCGTGAATAATCTCGATACTGCCAGAGACAAGTCCAAGTTCATCTGTGGTACTGTCGACAAGCTCTACATTTTCTTGTGCTAATAGTAGATCAAGCTCGTCAGATGTTATTGATTCAAACTCTTCAAACTCAGATTCTGTCATTGAATCCCAAAACACTTTTGTAATACCAGCTCGTGCTATCAAGCCATCATGGATAGCTTGGGACATAACTTTGTAAATATCGTTTTGTCTATGGACTACGTAATCGGTGTACTCAGTTGCAATTTTCGCTTTTGGCACATCGTCTTCGTTTTGTGGCGCAAACCGTACTGTTTTATTACCAGCAGAAAAAGTCTCAAGTAGGGCGGCTTGCATCGATTGGACAGCGTTGTATACATCTAGCGATACATATTTGGAGTTGCCATCATGGTGTGGAGCTGGCTTAGTACCATTATAATACTCCATGACTTTTGCTCTTTCTGTAGACAGCTCACTGTCAGCGAATCCTACAGATAAGCCAACTTGATTATCTATGAGTGCAACAATTTCTTTGTCAGACAATTTTTCATATTGTTTAACCATACTTATACCATCTCAATGTAAAAGTTTTCTGTGCTTTCTATCGGCTCCCACGCACCTTCATGTACATAATTAGCGAGGGCCAAAGACATCACACAGTCATCAAAGCAACTATTTTCAGCCTGCATTGCTCCAGATTCAGTGACGATGTAAGACATCATTTCTCTGATTGTTGTTTTATCGTTAAGCTCAATCTCGTCATCGCGTATCGCGGCTCTGAGCTGATCTATAACAAGGGGTTTTGTTTTTGCAGTAGTAGAGAATCCAAGTTTGACGGTCTCTCTATCAGTAATCTTATCGTGCTGTACTTCAGTGTAAAAATTAGGGTACGCCATATCTTTACCCAGGCGAGTACACGTTAAAATACCGTGGCTGTTATTCTCGACACAAATAAAAGCAAAATTAAAGAACTCACCTAAGTGATACAAAATTTTTGCAAAGTAATCGGGATGAACATGACCACGCCACATACCGACTTGTCTTTTTTTGCTATCTAATACTTGTGCGACACTGTAATCACCAGATCGTATGCCCATAGCAACGTCAGCTCCGATCACATAACTCTCGCCTGGATCATGGGGACGCCATAACAATAACTCACCACGGTGATGTGTGTTCCATTCAGTTTCTTCTAACGCCAATCTTTGTTCTAGATCGCGTGTAGTTTTATTATTTTTTGCTAGTTTTTCTAAATCAAATACAGGACGACCAGATGTTAACCAGGCTATTTCCGGTGTAGCAGGGTACTCCTGGTTCCAAAGATCAATGCCATTTTGTGCTATCTTGACTCGCCTAAACATGAGCTGTTCATCGTCAAGGCCAAACTCTTCGCACAAATCTATTTCTTCTGGTGTTCTCTCAAAGTTTTTAGGAGCCGCTTGACGATACGTAGGATCGACAAACCAAGGTATGAAAACAGGAACATAACCATTAGTCCCATTGACAGCACCAGTCCACAAATCATAAAAAGTATTTGAGACACCATTCGCAGTGCTTTCCACAAATATTGCTGTACCCGGTGAATTTGGTATTGCCTGGGTAAGTCCATTCCAGTTATCTGCGGCTGTTGATTTCTGCCAAAACGCCAATTCTGAACAGTGCAGGTGACTGAGCGTCTCACCTCGCGCCACCGAATCCCCGCCTGCCGTAGATACCACAAAGCTTGAGTCAAGTATGTCAAAGCTTATCTCCTTACGTGAACTATATTTTGTATGCGGCTTTAGAATAGCCGGACAGTTTTCGTGATAACGCTTTGTCATATCAAACAAAGCTCTCGTGCTGTCTGCATGGTGGGTTATGACCATTGCTTTACACGCTTTACGTTGACTGACCGAATAATATAAATAACCACCAACATAAGTACTAAGACCTTGTTGTCGTGCTTTTAAGATAATGATTCTTATTTTGCCTTCGGCGGCTAATTGTTTTTTTACAGCGTCATGTAAAATTTGTTGTGCAGGATTTAATGCTAAGGGTTTGATCTCACCCTCTTTTGTTCTTATTTTAAGGGCCGCTTTTGCGTAAAAAGGAAAATCAGTGAGTAGTCTCCTCCTTACTTGCTTCAGTTTCGAGTCCATTGCTCTCCTCCAATAAAGACGTCAAAAAGTCTTCAGCTCTACTTATAGAAACATCAGATTTTGTAGCAGGCTTTGACCGTGTGAAATCTAAGATTAATCTAGCGGCTTGTAACCTTTCGCGGTTGCCTCCATCTGTTCTCATAATCTCAACAGCAGTGCCTAACGCCTCTTTTTCGTACTCGGTCTCTAATTTATCGCTCATAAGTTCTACAACCTTTTGTGAATCAAGTTTCGCTTGTGCTCGTGCTGGTTTAATAGTTTCTTTGTTGTAACCGTCTGGAACACCACGCGGCCTGCCTCCTTTCTTGCCGTTTTCTCGCCCCCACTTAGCTAACTGCTCTTTTGTTACGTGGTTGAAGTGGTTGCTTGCTAGATTTACCCTTGCTGGGTTTTTTTCTTTCGGCGGTGATTTTTTTCGTGCCATTGTTCATTTCCGTTTTTATTAAAGACGTCACAATATTCTTAGTGTTGGCGACAGCACTACTAAACATATCTAACGGCATATCTTGTAGTAGGTCTTCTAGTACTAATTTCTTCTCGTCATCACTTAGTAAATTTGTGTTTTTTATCAGTTCTATTCTTGGGATAAAATCAACAATATCACTTGCTCTCACTTTGACTGTCATAAGCTCTCCTATACGCTCAATGCGCCTCTCTGCATATTCAATGCACCTTCTTCCTCATCTTCGCCTGGACCACGTAATGCAACACCAGCTCCTGCCATCAAGATTGCTAAAATAGTTGCTAGTGGATTTGCATAGATATTGATAGGCGAGGATGCTCTATTAAAATGTTCTCGAATAAATTTAGCAGTCTTAGGTGCTTCCTCGCGCATCATGTCTGGGTAATATAAATAAAATGCGACAGGATCAACTGCAAATTCTGCGTCTGATTTAATGTATTGTTGATAGTCTAATGCTTGTCCTATTGTCGCTGTAGGACCGATAGGTAACCGCACCATCGGATTAGTCTGTAATAAATCTATCTCTCGCTTTATATCGCCATTCTCAACAATTTTGTTTCTTATTTTTTCACGTAACGAATTTTTTTGTATAAACGATTTGCGATCTTGCGAGGATAACTCATGTACAGCTCCTGCTACGTAACCACCTTCGTATTCGTTAGGTAAAGGTTTAGATTCTATCGCATGAGATATTTCATGTATTAATGTACGCAACATGATATCTTTTTTCATAAATGCGGAAAGACCCTCTTCGTTTGAGACATTTTGATCTTTGATATAAATTTTATTGCGGCCACTCTCAAACATACCGTCAGTGTTCTCTTTACCTCCAAATTGAACAAGCGAAGGATAAATGCCAACCGCCAAATCTAAATGATCTGCTAGTTTCATAGCATCTTCAAAGGTTGTTAACCCGGCAGGGTAGGAGTCTTGTTTACCGACAACAAAAGCTACTGCTTTTTTAGCTTCTGGTAATTTGTTTTTAACTTCTTTAGGTGTAGGTGGAGCAAAAGGTAACGGTATCTGTTCTGGCTGTATTAATGCTGGTGAACGAGATTCTTCTAGTTGTCTTGCTCCTGGCGGTCCATCTGGCCCTGGATCGTTGTCATAGGCTGTGTTGAGTTCTGCGTTAGGAGACCATCCGTATTTTGCGCTGAAGTCTTCTTCGACTTGCCGTACACGCGGCTGAAGTTCAGCGACGATATTCCTAACCCTTCTTTGTAAATCGGGTCGTCCTCTGAGGCGGTCGTTATTGAGGTAATCTTCACCATTTTTGTTCTCCGTCCAATTGTTTTCTATCAAGCCATTATCAGATACAAACCTTTTGATAGAGCCTGTCTCTTGTCCATCGTCCAATTTTAACTTTTCTATCGCAGAAATAACAGTGCTTTGAAAATCTGGATTGTTTTTACCAGTTGCAAAATTAGGTAAGCCAGAAAAGAAATTACCAGCACCGTCATCAAAATTTATAAATCGCACACCATTTGCAGTAGCAATTGGCTCAATACCAGCAGGAGCTAACAGGGTTGAAATACGCTGGACTTCACCTTTAGTAAATGGTCTACCAATATCAAGATCAATTCCGTTTTGTGATTTCTTTGTATTATTTTTAAAGAATGGCCTGTGATATCCGATAGCATCTTGCTTAAGTAAAATTCCTTTAGCGGCGGCGTAAGCATGAATTAAATCTTTGGCATCTTCCGACATAACACCGTCTTCTTTCACACGGTACTGTCGAGGCACTATAATTTCATTTTGTGTTACGGGATCATTACGGCCTTCCCACGATCCAATGCCAACGGATGCACCCATCTGCAACATTCCAAGTTGACGAGCGATAATATCGTAACCATCATCATCTAAAAACGCTTTGTCCATTGCGTGGTGATACTCGATAATTTCAGAATCTGGAGCATCAAAAATTTCTGGCAAATGATTTGCTGAAGTAGACGGTATCGCCTCTACACTGACTAACGCCATTTTATTTAGCGCGGCATCCTTATAATCAAACTTTGCAGATTGCCTTTGTAGTTCCGTAGGCTGGTAAGCTAAAGCTTTTTTAACCCAAAGTTTTCCGTGAGCTTGCTCAGACGCTAAGTCTTTCCACTTACGTACTTTTTTACCGTTTTTGTCCTTTACAAATTTAAAGTAACCTTTGCGCTGTGAGGCTTTATCAGTAGCTTGTTTAACTTCTGGTGATTCCATTCTAGATTTAATTTCTACCCAGATAGCCGCTTGTACTTGTTGTGGCTCCCAACCTAAATCTTCTGCAATCTTAGCTGTTTCGTTTTCGACAAAATCATAATTTAAATCGGTTGCCGCATCTGATGGATATCCGAATGCTCTCATCATCCATAAATCGGTAGTAACACCTTGTTCTGTTTGTTCGTCGATAGCACGTAGCAAGTTGTTTTCAAAGTTGCCTGTCTTTCGACCAGTAAATCCTTTATCACTCTCAAATACATCAGTAAGTTTTTCACCCATCGATGTAGGAAAGATACCAGTTTGTATTGGCTCTCCATTTTTGTATTGATAGTAAGCTTGTATTGCAAATTCAAAGTTTGTATCTACACCAGTTTGTGGCGACGTGATGGCAATCGCCGCAACTAGTTTTCTTGCATCTGCTTTGTCGCCACCAGTAATATCTAAAATCGCTTGTCCACTTCGCTCATACCAAAAACGTCCATACTCACCTTTTTTAGCAATCTCTTTGACATTCTTTCGTAAGCTGGCAAGTTTAGCTGGCGTGTTAATGCCGCGAGGTGCGCCCACATATTTACCAGATTTTTGTTTACGTGGTGGTGTGTAAGTTAATGGTGGCCTGCGACTTTCCTGTAAATCATCAATTGCATCTACGATGTCAATACTAGAGCCTTGCTGATCTTGTACACGCTGAACATAGGGAGCAAAATATTTACCTACAGCCTCATCTGACACCCCTTGTTGCTTCAACCGTCTTAACTCAGTCTGCATTCTTGTTACTGGGTTTTGTGTAATAGTACTGGAGCTGACAAAATTAAGAGCATTTTGTATTGCGGCCTTATCTAATGCAGAAACACTTCTGTCTTCATTGAGGGCATTGCTAAGTGCGCTTGCCGCATTACGGTTTGCTTCAATGCCTCGCTGGTAGTTTTGTTCTTTTTGCGTGAGATTTTGTCGAGCACCTTGTTGTGCCGCATTAGCGTTTCGTGGCCCAGGAATTATTCCAAGACCAGCACCATTGTTGTCAACAAACAAATTTACATCTCTAATTAAATCGTAGTCGACAGTACCGCCAGTAGCGATTGAAGTCTCATATTTTTGTATAGCCGCTAATGTGTCGGGTAATGTGTTTGGATTTGATTTTAAGATTCTAAGTACTTGGGCTATTTGTGCTCTATTTAGTCCAGTGCCATCTCTGATAATATCTTCGGGAGAGCCAAGCTTTGGTGGAGCACCTTCTTGTACTCTTCTAAGATTTGCTTCTCTCTTATCATCTTCAACTTGCGCTTGTTGCTCTGCACGTTGTTGTGCCTCTAAGTCTGCTTGTTCTTGCGCGGCTATACGGTCTAACTCTTCTTGTCTGCTTCTCTCTTGTACGCTTTCTCTACGAGGCACAGTTGGTCCTGGTAACGGTTGGTTGGCCTGGTTTTGTTCTACAAATCGATTTACTGCGGATCGTCTTCCTGTCACTGCATCTATAGCTCTTCCTGCGGCGGCGAGGCCAGCTCCAGCCATAGGTACTGCACCACCAATTCCTACACCCGTAATAAGACCAGCCATTGGTCGAATCAAACGCTCAGTCGCGGCGGCTCCTCGGTCATATCCGTAAGAACTCATAGGTAATGGGTTGAACGCATCTGTAATCTGACTAACGCCACCTACATACCCACCGTTATGGACTTCAGTAAGTACATTTAATTCTCGCATTAAATTAAGGACTTCTTGGCCCTCAAACGTATCTCCAACCAAATCAGAAACTGCTTGAAAGTCGGCTTTGCCTACGCGGTTTTTAGTTTTGTTTCTAGCTTTTCTCTGTGCGGCATTTGCTTGAATTTTTGTTTCAAGAGTTTCTAAAGTATCTAATTTATTTGGAGCAACAAATTCTTTAAGTACTTTAAATTTTGCTTTTAATCTTTCAGCTAAATCAACGTGGGCATCATCAACGGCTCGATATGCTCCTTTATCAGACATTGTTTTAACATCTTTAAGGTCATAATCATTTTCAGCGGCAATCGTGGCTATTCTTTTAGCAAACGATGCTTGCGCTTTCTGATCTTCAGTAGTATCTGTTTTTTTAGTCGTTGGTTTGATTAAACTAGCCGCTGACTGCGCTGTCATAATAGGCGCATTAATTGCACCAGACGTTGCGCCACCTAATAGAAAACTATCGACTAAACGATCCCTTACCTCGGCTGGTGTATAACGGCCGCCCTCAGTTGCCGTAGTACCCATAATAATAGCTTCTTGGCTTAATTCTGTGAGACCCTCTGCACCCATTCGTTTCACGAACTCACTAGCCGCATTGCTATGACCTTTCTTGATAAGTTCTTTTTCGATCTCATCAACTGTCATAGTATTAAGTTTGCTTTTTGGTATAGCTCTACTAGCACCTAACGTGTCTAAAAAGCCAGCGATTAAACCAGCTCCAGTTGCTTTTAGCTCGTTAAAATCACCGACTTTTTCTTTTTGCTCTAGTACATTCTCACCAGTGTTAAGGGCAATGTTATTTAATCCAGTCAATCCTCCTAAACTAGCGACTGCCCAAGCAGGCATACCTACTTTTGCGGCAAGTGCAACAGCTCCAGCACCAACTAATGAAGTACCAGCAGAGGCAAAGTTTTCTTGTACACCCTCTACAGCCCATTTCAAGCCACCGACAATGCCTTCTTTGTCAAAACTATCATTGAAAGTGCTGTACTTACTTTGATAGCCACCTCTAGCAATATCTTTATCTTGTTGTGCTTGGACTTGTTGGCCGTATGTTTGTAGATTTTCTGAACCAGTTAAACGACCTATATTTTCAGCAACTCCACCATACATTTTTTGTGCTTGATCAATACTAAAATCAAATGCGCTGTCACGTTCACGAGATTGTTCTCGACGCAGTTGTTGCCGATATAAATCAGCTACACGTTTAGCTTTGTCTGCGTTACCTTGCGCTTTATGATATTCATAAGCTTCTTTGTATTCTTGCGGAGATTTTTGTATCACTACGTATACCTCTAAAAGTCAAACAACGCTTCATCATCATCGGGAATACCGTCAGTTGTAGAGCCGCTGTCGCTTCCAATTGTGTAAGTATTTTTGAAGGCTACTGGGTCATCACGGTTTACTGTACGGCCGCTTCTAATTCTCTCTTGTAGCTCAATCAAGTTGTCTCGACGTGCTGTCAGCCACCTAATCCAAACTTCCTCACTTGCTTTCAGCGTTGGTACAGAGGACTGGAATAACGCCATCTCTCTATCAGAGATAGCACCCTTAGTATTTGCTGTGTTGAGTAATGTTTCATCAACAATAATTTTTCTTAGTCTAATTCTGAAAGCTTCTCGCTCTGGATTTGTACCTGGGAACCCAGACGAATCTAAGAATGATCCGATTGATCCATCGATAGGACCAGTCACATCTATAAATAACCCAGAATCTTTAAGCTTCGCAAAATCTTCTAATGCTTTGTCGTACTTAAATACTTGCGATTGGAAATCATTGAACAAATCTTCGTTATTGCCAGCCGCCTTTTGTTGTGCCGCTAAAGTTGCAAGGTTCTCTGCTCTAATCTCTGCATTTTTATCTGTGTAGGCTTGGCCCATAGCCGCCATAGCCGCGTTAAGTCCTCTAGGTGAGGCGGACTGCATTGCTGAACCCATTCGTATCAAACGATCAGACAAATTAGGACGGTTCATCAAAAATTCACCAAACGTAGTGCGGTCTCTTTTACGGTCTGTCTCACCATAGATTGCTTTGCCTGGATCAGTCAGTCTAAATGCGTTGCGTTCTTCATCGGTCATAGGCATTTGTGGTATCGCATCCATTGACGGAGCTGGTGTCTCTCTGCCATCTCTATTCATTAACGTAGTTCTACTTGTTAACAACGGTGGGACCATCGAGTAATCTGGTTTTATATTATTGCGATCTAAGAGAGGAGGGACACCCGACAGAGCAGGAGGTACAGAAGTATCTTGAGTGTCATCTGTTAACACAGGCGGCTGATTAGGAAAAAAACGATTTCTTAAACGATCCGCTATTGTCAAGCCAGGGTACAATGGTTGAGTCATCATGGGCCAGTACCCCCTGTTCCTGGTGCGCTCGTACCGCCAGCATTCATGCTACCGCCAAATTGATTGTTGTAGTCTTGTAATAATTTCATCATGTCCATGCCAAATCCTGCGCCCTGCATCGCCCCTCCAATGCCAGCGGCAAATGGACTGTAATTATTAGGGGTATAACCAACTTGTTGTGATTGTGGAGCGTTGCCTAGCATCTGATTTTGAAACGCATACTGTTGTTGTAGAGCAAAATCACGCTGTCTTTGGTAGTTACGCATTGCATCGTCAAGCATTTGTTGATCAAAGCCACGTAGATTAGCTCCTGCGCCAGTCATAAAGTCGCCAGCAGTGCCTATTGCATTAAATCCTCGTGCCAAGGCATTTTCTAAGCCTCTATTAGCTGACATTTGATCTGCAAAACCTTGTCGTTGTGCGCCTAAACTTTGATTTATTAATTGCTGATTGATATTAGACGTTACATCAGCGGTCCTATCGTCAAATGCTCTGTTTGCTAAGGCTTCAGCAACACCAGCTCGTGAACTATTGACGTTACCAGAGCCAGATGCGGCTCGATTCATTTCTGGTAAGGTATTTTCTGTAAGATTTCTGTACTCATTACGCATTGCAGACTGCACAAGTGGTGCTGAGTTGGCTGTAGCGTAGTCAATAGCGTTCGCAAGACGATCTTCGCCTGCCGCATTAAATAAATCTTGGTAATTTTGACCAAAACCCATACCAGATTGCGCTAAATTTAGTGCTCCAGCTCCTAGTCCAGCACCAGCTCCACCTATAAATTGATTTCCTAGTGTCTGAAACGGGTTTACGCCTGCCAAAGTCTGTCCAGTGTATGCGCCTTGATTAAGAACATTGTCTAGATAGCCCTGTGCATCACTAAGAGAGCCTTCGACATAAGGCTTGTACATCTCATATGACTCACGATTAAGTCTATTAGCCTTCGCTTGCTCTTTAGCGGCCTTGTTTGCACCGTAGGCAGATGAAGCACCGCCTATAACGGCTGATCCGATCATTGCTGTAACTGGGTCCATTCCCATTGTATCAGTCCTCTTTAAAATAAATTTCTATGGTTTCTTTATTTTTAGTGACACGAGTTTCAAACAGCTCAAACTCAAGCATTTGTAAAAATTTCTTGTGTTTTTTATCGCCAATTTGATGAATTGCATACAAAGGCGATTGTCTGATTCGCAGTAAAAATTGCAGATAATTTTGTAGTTCTTTTTTTACTGTTTTGTTGTAACGATAAACATTGCAATGCAAAAAAGTTTGGTCTTCATACTGATCGAACCAAACCGTGTAGTTATCTCTCTCAATCACTCTTGCTCTCATACTCCTACCCAAGCGTTTCCGTTGTAGACGACCAGACCCTCCGTGCCGTTGCTTAATGGGTCCCAGGGCGACACTGCGTATCTCACAGTTCCGCGTCTTGGATTCTCTGGGGGTTGATCACTTACTTTTATAGATGCTTCAGAAACAGACCTAAGTGCATCCTCGATACGCCGATATTCTTCTTGTATGTATCTCTCTACATTTGCTGGGATGGTAGGTAAGGGCAGTCTAACGTATTCATTAAGGACAATATCGGTTTTGTCATCGACTGCCATTATCTTCTCCCGGTCATTGTTAGGTCCACGTCAAATCCAAGAAAGTTAAAATCTTTGTCGTCAGTGGTGGTCATTTTGTAACTGAGGTATCTGCCTGCTGATCTGGTGTCTATCTTGTGGCTGACGTTTGCATCAAAAGTCACAGTAGGCTCATAAGTTGTTGAGCTGGTAATTAGATCAGATGCACCGAAGTTAAAATTAAATTGTTTGTTAGGGTTGTCGCTGTGTAGTTGTGGAACTACTTTTGTAATAACTTTGTAACCAGCTAAAGGTACTTGCTCATCGATATCTATACCAACTCTTTCGAGAAACGGCGGTATAGTTGCACCCGTGTCAACTGGGAGCGAGACCTTGGTGTTTTCTTCGCTTCCATCGAGGGCGTATAGCCTGTTTGAAGATATGACGCCAGGTCCACCTCCACCACCAGGGTTTGTCTCTCCACCAAAAATATTATGCAGAGCAAACTCAGATTCCTGGCTAAAGTATGTACCACCTATTTCCTCGTAAGTTGTAGTAGATGCTGTGTTGTATGCGAGAGTTGTCTCGAGACTTGCCATCGTTGCCGAGTTCACATTAGGCATATCCATAAATGACCAGGTGTCATTTTTGTAGTTATACACAGCGGCTCTATTGCACCGTGTACCGCCTTCAAACTCGTGTAGATCGTCCTGGCTATTATAGCAAAAATAGATCTCTTCTAGTACTGGATTATGGTGTACAAAGCAGACTTTTAGCTTGTCTGAGGCAATACCATTAAAGACATAATTCTTAACTCTTTGGTCAGCGATAGAGGTAATAGTATTACCATCGTGGGCATAGATATCGTCTGTACCAAAACAGTAATGTCTACCGTTAACTTCAACGACACAATTCTGATTGATTAGTCCACGATCTTGGAATAACTTGCGGAAGTTAAAGATAAATGTGCCACCTACAAAACTCATTAGCCATATCTGGTCTTTACTGTAGATAATAAAGTTACTGCCTAATTGTGCGCCATCAACAATACCTGTCTTCATCTGTACAATGTCATTAAAGCCAGCACTGGTCGTTGGGTCTGCGGCATTCCAAGTTGGTTCAGCAAATTGTGAACTACTACTCATTAAGGCTAGATCAGACCAGCGCACTCTATTAGGTCTTTGTTGTGCTCCTTCCGTCATATTGAGTGCTAACAGAAAGTCACCATAAGCTCTTATAGATTTGGTTCGCCACGTTGACTGCCAACCATTAGTACCACTTGATAGTGAAGCACAATCGCTCCCAAAGACGTACACAGGAACTCTATCGCTACGGTTGATGTAGATAGCCTCTGCTAGAGAAGTGCCTGTAAATGGCTCAAGAAAAGACGAGAGAGCAGGGGTGTTTGTAAGCTTATTTGTAAAGTTTCCTGCGGCATACTCTCGTATGTCAAATTTATCATCTACAAAAATAATACTTCCATGACCAGTCTCAGATAGTCGTGAGAATATAAATCTAGGTTTGTTAACTGTATTAGTTTCTACTCTTCTAAAGACAGGTGCTCTTACTACTGCACCTTCGTCAAATCTAATATTCTTACCTCTTGTAAAAGCATTAGCTGGCAAGTGTGCCGCTGAGATGTCTGTAACAACGCCTACATCTCCAACTCCTCTAATAGGTAATGTGGGCATATTCTTGTCCTCTGGGGTTTAGCTGAGGTCTACTCAGAGCCGTAAGCAAATAATAGGTGTAGCTGAGGTCTACTAGGAGCCATAAGAATCAAGCAGTTCTCTTCCACATACAGACAACAAGATATGGAGGCATCTTACTAAATGCTTGTCCTTGTCCAACGGTACTAGAAGTAATTGTTGCACTCTGACCGAGTTGTCCAGAGCCTGTCGTGTTTACACTGTCTCCAACTACTTGTTCCATTCCTGCAACCGTGTGGCTGTGAGCTGGCATCTGAGCAATAGTCAGTTGATGGGTTTTAGTACCTCCAGTCTCTTCTGTCGTGTCAAAGTCAGCATCTGGTGAACCAGAGTCATCGTGACCGACTAATACTTTACCTTGGCTAATCCTAGTCCAAGAGCCGCCAAAGACTCCTTCGATATCAAAACTGCTGTCGACTCCAATGTACACTGAGCCAACTGGATACACATCTAAGATACTAGTGCTAGATACGCCTAGTGCAGTTCTTATGTCTGCCGCAGTAGTGCCAGAGTC